ACCAGCGACGGCTTCCTATTCGTGAGTGATGCATTTGCAAAAGTGCACGCCAAAGGTCTTGAGGATAAGAAGATAACCAAGTTTGCGACCAGCGCAGAGAAGACGAAAGCAGAAGAGCTCAGTGAGCTCAACGCTGCCGACTCTATTGCACTTATCAAAGAAGCAACTGAGGTGGCCGACATCGAGGTCTTTGCTGAAGACGATCGCAAGACCGTCAAAAAAGCTTACGACGAGCGAATCGAAGAACTCACCAAAGAAGCTGAGTAGATGAAAGCGGAGGAGCTCTTAATTAAAAGACAGACCTATGGCGACAAGCAGACCATAGGGAGATTGTTTGCCCTGGGTAGACTCAAGGCATCAGTCTTTGACTGTCACAGTTTAGAGTTGCCCTGGCTTAACAATGCCAATTCTATCTCTTGTATTCCAGAAGGAAAGTACACCGTCGTGAAGCGTTACAGCAAAAGGTTCAAGCACCACTTTCACATTACAGACGTAGAAGGCAGGACTTGGATCCTCATCCATAAAGGAAATTATTATACAGATATAGAAGGTTGCATACTGGTTGGAGCCGATCTCACAGATATCAATAGAGACGGACTACTAGATGTAACCGATTCTGTAAATACAATGCAAAAGCTCTTGGATATTATGCCAAAAGCTTTTGATCTCAACATCATAAAAAGCACACATGCATAGCTTAGTTAAACTTTTTTGGACTGGTTGTATTTTGATTGCTCTCCTTAGTTGTGGTTCACGCCAAAAGACTGTGGAGAGTTCATCAAATAGGACTGTTACTCGATCTGTTGAAGAAACTTTTCGAGATACCATACTTAAGGTACCAAGACAGCAAACAGAGCTCGGTATTAATGTACGGCAATTGTGTGCAGATTATGAAGGCGCTAAGAAATCCAAGCCCAAAACAACTTCAAAAACTCCTACACCAGACTATAGTGCAAACAATGGAGATGCCTTTGTAAAGGCTAATATTTTGGGTGATTTCTTGCGTATAAATGCGGGATGCGACTCTTTGGCCATTGCTGCCAAAATAAAAGAGACACTCATTAAGGAAACGGACGAGACCGATACCTCAAACTCACAAAACATTAAAAGAGGCGTAAGCACTTTTAGACTGATATACACCAGCGCAGGAGCGTTGGCGATTGGCTTAATCGCTGGTATTATACTAACAAAATTTAAAATCATATAGATGGGACTTCCAAAAATCACCTTTAACGTTGCCGAGAATGGTCTTGCTCTTGCTGGAGCTGGTGTTCAAAAAGTGCCTGGTCTTGTTATTACAGGATCTAGCGTAGCAGATAACATTCAGCTTGGCGAATCAAAACAGATATTCTCTTTGACTGCAGCTGAAGCTTTAGGAATTACTCTAGCAGATAATCCTTTGGCCTATAAGCATATTTCCAACTTCTACAGAGAAGCTGAAGAAGGCGCAGAGCTTTGGCTAATGCTAGTTTCTGACGCTACTACCTACGAGGATATGGCAGACTTGACAATGTCTTATGCTAAGAAATTGATCGAAGATGCAGGCGGTAGAATACGTATTCTAGGCCTCTTAAAAGAAGCACAATCTACTCCCACCATTGTGGATGGAATAGATGAAGATGTAAATCTTGGAGTTGTAAAACTTCAAGCACTTGCAGAGAGCTTTGCCAGCAAATACATGCCTTTTAGGAGTGTTATTTCTGGTAACTCTTTTTCTGGAACTGTTGCAGATCTAAACGATTATACAGAAGCTTCTTTTGATCGTGTGGCGATGTTTATTGCTAATAACGATGGAGCTCGAGAGGCAAGCATCGGTTTGGCTTTGGGCAGAATAGCAGCTATCCCGACTCAGCGAAGTATCGCCAGAGTGAAAGACGGTCCTATTGAAGTTCTGGAGGCTTACCTCACAGATGGTAAGACCATCGAGTCTTATACAGATGCCTGGGATGCTATCCACGACAAAGGCTATATCTTTTTAAGATCCTTCCCTGGTCGTGCGGGTTATTTCTTTACAGATGATCCAACCTTGGTAATTCCTACCAACGATTTCTCGTCATTGGCTAGAGGTATGGTGATGGACGAGGCGGTGATATTGGCCAACAACACATTGACGGAAGAGCTGAGCGATGAAGTGCCAGTGAATGAAGCTGGACAGATCCATCCTGCGATCATCAAATCCATGCAGGGTAAGATCGAGAACGACATTAACCAGAGAATGGTTGCAGAGGGTAAACTAAGTGCTGTAAGAGCATTTATCGACGTTAATCAAAACGTGTTGCAGAGCGACCAGATCATCGTGCAACTTAGCCTACAACCTGTTGGCTATGCGAAAATGATACAGGTTAACATTGGATTCACAACAAACATAAACTAATCATGGCAACATTTTCAAGCAAACAATACGGCTGGGCCGACATGACGATCTCTTACGGTGGTAGAATACTGGAGGGCGTTATGGAGGTGGAATACAAGGAAACCAAAGAAAAGGAATACTTGTACGGCAGAGGGGCAAAACCTCACGCTATCGTCCACGGCAATAAGAATTACGAGGGCAAGATTAAGGTGTGGCAGTCTGAACTCGAGGCCATGACCAAAGATGCTAAAGACAAGGACATCACCAATCTATCCTTCGACATTGTTGTGGCTTACACGCCAAGAGACAACGACGGGCAGATTGTGACGGACATTCTTAAGAATGTAGAGTTCACCGAAGTCACCAAGACAATGGCTCAGGGAGCAACCAATATGGAGGTAGAACTTCCTATTATGTTCCTGGACGTTAAGAGACAAGACTAAGTATTTCTCTGGAGGGCTTCCAAGCTCTCCAGGGAACTTATTATAACCTATAACCCAAATACAACCCAAATACAATGGCTAAAGTAGATCAAAAACAAATCGATGCCTGGAAGAAAAAACACGGCGACATCTTTAAGATAGATTTTGAAGATGGTAAAGAAGTCTTCCTGAAGAAACCAGACCGTAAAGTGTTGTCTCTGGCGATGACTAAAGCACAGACTAATCCTCTGGGCTTTGCTGAAGTTATACTCAATAACTGCTTTCTAGGCGGTGACGCCGATGTGAAGACAGACGATGACTACTTCTTGGGCGCATCTGCACAGCTCGAGAAAGTGATGGAGGTGAAAAGCGCGGAAATAAAAAAGTTATAGAGGACTCTAAAGGCGACTTTGAGTCCAACTATATTGCTTACCACGACACACTACTACAGTATTACCTCGGGATAGATCCACAGGATCTCACCGATGAAGAATGGGGCGAGAAAATCGCCATACTAAACGACATAAGACAAAAAGAGAAAAAAGCTTCAGAATAAATGGCATACAGCTTCGACATATTTATGAAGGATTTTGCAAGCTCCAAGCTTAATAAGGTTGTGGGCTCGCTTAATAGTATGCAGAGAAAAGTTGAGCAAGCCAATAATGCCTCTAAACGGAAATTTAACGAGACAACAACCTCTATTAATAGCTTGCAACAGCGTTTGGAGGTGCTTAACAGGCAAAGAGGGGCGACGACTTCTATCTCACAGATTAAAGATCTTAATAGGAATATAAGAGGAACCCAAAGAGAGCTAACCAAGCTAGATAATTTACCAAAGCCAACTTTTGTTAACCGGCTTAGAAACATTGGCTCACAGATGGGAGGTCTTGTTGGTTTGGCTGGTGGTTTTGCAGTGGCTTTGGCAGGTTGGAATGCTATAAAATCTGTATTCAATAAAGGCGTAGAGCTCGAGCAAATGGAAGTTAAGTTCGAGGTGCTTTTGGGCTCGGTAGAAAAAAGCCAGAAAATGCTAAAAGATCTTAATCAGTACGCCAACTTTACGCCCTACGACAATAAGTCCATCACAAAATCTGCAGAGTTACAGCTAGCCTTTGGAGTTGTCCAAGAGGATATCATGGGCAATATGAGAATGCTAGGCGATGTGGCTATGGGCGATAAAAATAAATTGCAGTCTTTAAATCTTGCCTTTTCACAAATGTCATCAACTGGTAGACTAATGGGTCAGGATCTTTTACAAATGGTGAATGTAGGGTTTAACCCGCTGCAGGTGATTTCTGAAAATACAGGTCTTTCTATGTTTACCCTTAAGAAACAAATGGAAGCAGGTGCTATAAGCTCGGATATGGTTTCTGAAGCTTTTAGACTTGCAACATCTGAAGGAGGTAAGTTTAATGGTATGAGTGATAGAATGGCTGAAACTGCAGGAGGTAAAATGTCAACCTTACTTGGTAAAGCCAGTTTTGTAGTAATGAAAATTGGAAAGCGCCTATCAAATCTTATAGCCCCATTAATAGATGTTGGCATTGCAGTTGTTGAGAATATTATTCCATTTGTAAGGAGTATTCAACGCGTTTACAAATGGATCACAGCCTCCACGCCTTTGCTTATTCTCTTTGGAGGCATCATAGCGGTTATAGCTGCCAATTTTGTTATTGCCAATGCAGTTATCTGGGGCTACAGTATTGCTTTGGGCGCAATAGCATTTGCCACTAAAATAGTTACAATAGCAACGCAAGCCTGGAACTTTGTTTTGAATATGAATCCTATTGGCTTAGTTATTTTAGCTATTACGGCTCTTATCGCTTCTATAGTTTATTTGTGGAATCGTTTTGACTGGTTCCGTGGTATGATCATGGGCGTTTGGGAAGTTATCCAAGGGCTTGGCGATGTGATTAAGGATTACTTAGTCAATCGTTTTGTCGAACTATTGAACGGCGTGACAGGGATAGGAAAAGCCCTGGTCGCATTCTTTAATGGTGATTTTAAAAAGGCCTGGGAAATTGGCAAAAATGCTGCAACAGATCTTATGGGCAATAACTCGGCAGAAGAAGCCTTAAAATCTGGGGCAAAAGCATTTGCAAAATACGGTGAAGGTTATAATAAAGGCATAGAGAGCTTTAAGCCTAAAACTATAGATGCCATAGAAAAAGGCAATCCAGAAGCAGAACGTAAAAAGCAAAAAAGGTCTGCTCTTTTCGATGCTCTTGGAGATCCTACTGCAGAAGGTGATGAAACTGAAGGAAGTGGCTCAGGATCCTCTAAAGCTGACTCAACGATAAGTGGAGGATCTAAGCGAACAAACATAAATATAACCATAGGAAAGCTCCAGGACGATACTAAAATATTTGTAAACGATACCGAGTCTGGTCTCGACCAGCTTGGAGATAAGGTGCAGGAAATACTACTAAGAGCCATTAATTCAGTTAACAATTTACAAACAAGCTAATGTCCACATTCGATATTAAAGAAATAACAGCCCTTGCCTTCAACTACGTTGGAGCAACCTTCCCCACCTTTGCTGGAGATGTAGGTGATTTGGCAGTGTTTCCAAGCTTGAAGGACATCACATTTGAGCTCTTGAGAGGTCGCCAGTATTTCACGACGCTCGAATTTTCTCATAATGGACAGACTTACAAACTGCCCAACGAGCCACTGATCAGTCTCAGCTCCAAAAAGCGGATTGTAGAGACACCAACCGTTGGAAGCAAAAGGAAAGGGACTGTAAACGAATACATCACTACAGAGGACTATAATTTGACCTTTAGGGGTCTTTGCGTGATTCCTGATGCTCCAGATCAATACCCGAGTGATCAAATTGCAGAAGTCATTCGCTTATTTGAAATTAATGAAGCTGTAGAGATTGTCGACAATCGCTTTCTAGAGCTTTTTGGGATAAGGAATGTCATACTAAAAGAATTGTCTTGGGACGAAATGGAAGGACAGCAAGGCGTCCAGAAATACACAATAAGAGCAAAGAGTGAGCAGGATTTTTTTGCTGACCTTGTAGAAGATGAAGAACTAAACAATTTATTGAACTAATGTATAGGCTACATACAGACATACAGATAGGAAACTACAGATTTCAATCCATTACAAGTGTAACGGTTGCAAAGTCTGTGCATTTGCTTTCAGACACCTGTACGATCACTATGCCTAACAAATTCAAAGTAAGAAATGACAACCAGGAGCTCTTCAGTGAGGAAGCTCTTAAGGTTGGCGATACAGTAATAGTAAAGCTTGGTTATACAGATGTTTATGAAGGTGAAGAGTTTCGTGGTTATGTAGCGAAGATAAATCCTAAAGTGCCACTCGAGGTCATCTGTGAAGATGCCTTCTGGCTCTTGAAACGCAAACCAATAAGCAAGGCTTACAATGAGGGGGTAGATCTTAAAACATTGCTAGAGGATCTCCTGTCTGGAACTGGCGTAAGCCTTGCTAGAAACATCCCAGATATACAGCTGGGGAAGTACACCATAAAGAATGCCAATGCTGCGCAGGTTCTTGAGAAGATAAAAAGCGATATGGGCCTCACCATCTACATAGATGATAATAATGATCTGTTTGCAGGCTTAGAACAAACCAACAATGCAGGGCAAGAGGTGCTTTATGATCTCAACTACAATATAGTTGAAAATAACCTAGAATATAGGACTTCTGAAGATCGAAAAATCAAGATAAAATATGTCTTTATAGACAAAAAGAATAAGAAAACAGAACTGGAGTTTGGAGATGAAGATGGCGAGGTAAGAACATATCACACCTCCACAGTTAAAGATCCATCCAAGCTCAAAGAAATGGCAGAGGCGCAGCTTAAGAAGTTAAAATATGACGGCTACGATGGCAACATAAAGAGTTTTCTAGTGCCATTTGCCTCTCGAGGAATGTCTGCCAGACTGGTAGATGAGACCAGACCGTCTCGTGATGGTTTGTACTTTATTCCTAAAGTAGTGACTAAGTATGGCATGAACGGCGCACGTAGAACCACTGAAATAAGCAACCGATTATGAGTTATGAAACTGACTTACAGGAAGGTCTTAAAAGACTAGGTAAAAAAGAAATGCCAGGGGTTTTCTCTGGTGATGTGGTGAGCGTAGATGCAGCTAAAGGCACTTGCACGGTCAACGATGGAGAGCTTGACTATACAGACGTGAGGCTTGTAGCTAGTGAAAGTGAAAGCGATGCTTTGCTAGTATTGCCAGAAGTAGGCAGTTCTGTCCTTGTGGCGTTAATGAATGAAGACATCAATCAAATGTTTGTTGTACAGTACTCCAAGATTAATAAAGTAAAATTGAAGATAGGCACTACAGCTCTCGATATCGATGAAAATGGGCATCAACTGGCCAGAGGCAATGAAGACCTAAAAAGTATACTTAACGACTTTATGACAGAGGTTAATAAGATATCTGTTGTTGTGGGGACAACAATAAACATCCCTGCAGTAGAAGCAATTAAACTGCGGTTAAACACCGTTTTAAAATAGATTAAATGGCAGTAATAAACCAAACAGACTTAGCGGGTTTAATTAAAGAAGCCCTGGACAATGTTAGTGACCAAGAGGAGCAAGATCCAGAAGTGGCTAGGCAACTATTGGCTAACAAACTAGCAGAGGCGGTCGCTTTGTTTGTGATAGGTAGACAAACTATAGGCCCTACAAGTGATGGCGCAACTGCAACAACAATAATACAGTAATGGAAGACATCTTAAAACAATTACTAGAATACTTGATTCCTGCCCTTATAGGAGGCGGTGGTGGTTACTTTTTTACTCGTAAAACCAAGAAGGTGGAGCTCGAGATAAAAGAAGCGGAAATCGCCAAATTAAAGTCAGACAGGTCTAAGAGCATTATGGATCAATATCAAGAAGCTCTCGACGATTTGCAAAAACGCTATGAAAACAGATTTGAGTATCTCAAAGAAGAAAGTACAAGACGGCATGAAGATGTAAGACTCAGTTTTGAGAGAAAGGTGGAAATGATACGCCAGGAGAAAGACAGTGAGATTGAAGGCTTAAATAGGAAAATAAATAGCCTCTCACAAAAATTAAGTTACTGGCAGAATAAGTATAAAGAGAGAACATGAAAGTAGTACAAGTCTTAAAAAATCAAAGTCTTTTTGATCTATCTATACAAAGTTATGGATCGATAGAAGCGGTGATTGATATGGCATTGGAGAATGACTTGAGCGTCACCGATGAGCTAGAGACAGGAGCTGAAATAAATATGCCAGAGCTATTTATTGCAAGGCTGGCAATTGTAAGATATTACGAAAAGAATAAGATTAAACCAGCGACTGAAGTAACCGCTGAAAAATATACCGATATAGTGCCAGATGATGGCTGTAACTACTGCAAATTATTTGAATAATGGCGATACAAACAATTGAGATATTACGCGATTACATGACTTGTGAAGACCCCGCAGTCAAAAACAAGTATTACAATTTATTAGAAAGCTTTTGGCATAAATCTGAGGGTAAAATATTAGCCTCGATCGCCGAAACCGACACCGCTGTTAGTTTAGGTTTTACCTCTGGAAATCCATTAGAAGAGAAACAATTAGTTGTAATACCGAAATTCCCAAACAGTCTAGGAATTAGCTTTATTGATGGCTTACAAGACGCTTTAAATAACAGAGTAAAAAAAGTACCAGGTAAGAACTTGAGCGATGAGAACTTTAGCATAGAAGAAAAAAATAAGCTTAAAGATCTTGTGAACTATGTAGCTCCAAACAGTCAAACTATTGGTTACATAGAAGGCCTGCAAGACGCTCTGAATAATAAAGTTGAAAAAGTAGAGGGGAAAGAATTGTCTACAAATGATTTTACTGATGCCCTAAAACAAAAATTAGACAACATACAAGACGGTGGTCAAGGAGATCCAGGCCCACAAGGTGCTGACGGTGCAACTGGTCCACAAGGAGATCCAGGCCCACAAGGTGCTGATGGAGCTGATGGTGCAACTGGTCCACAAGGAGATCCGGGCCCACAAGGTGCTGATGGAGCTGATGGTGCAACTGGTCCACAAGGAGATCGAGGCCCACAAGGTGCCGACGGAGACCCAGGAGCTGACGGAGAGCCATTAGTTCATCAAACAATTTCTACAGGAGGAAATTATAACAATTTAGTTTTAACCGGTAATGTTATCCAATTTACGAACACGAACGCCCAGGCAATTATTAACGGTTTCGATTTTTCAGTTTATAAGCGAATAACCCTAATAAATAATTCTGATTTTGACGTAAGATTGAACGCTGAAAGCTCAAATTCAGATGCAAATAAACAAATAAAGCTACCTACAGGATTAACTCAAATAGGGATTCAAGGGACTACAGAGCTGGTATATGTGGAGTCTATTGAGAAGTGGCAAATAGTAGATGCTTTCGCCACTAAATACAGACCAGAACATAGAGGCTTAGATGAATTTGAGGTTGAAGTTGTTGGACCAGACGCTATTTCTGAAACCAGAGAAATTGCGGAGTTAATTATTACAAGAGCATCACAAACTACTAATTTATCTAGGGCTAACTTAAACACATTA